TACAAGATGAAAAATCAAAATTATTAGCAAATTCAGATTATAAAGTATACATGGAAACAAAAGAAATGGTGGATTTATCTGATGCTGCGGGAATGGGTAAAGATATTGGTAGTAAGGTTCCTGGTTTATTAGACGGAACACTAGATAAATTAAAGACTAGTATGACCAAAGACCCAAACAGCAAAGACCCAGCCTATGACTATTCTCAATATACAGCTCCTCCCATTAATCCAACATCTGATCCTAGCACGTATAACAATCCAGCAAGTGGAGCAATGGATCCAGTCGCAGTAGAGGGAACTGGCTCAGGTGGTTCAATTCCTGTCGAAATGCCAGATGAAGACTTAGAGTACTTAAGAGAAATTGCAGAAAGAGATTACATAGCAAATGTAGCCACCAACTCTTTAGCGCCAAGTATCGCAATTCAATTCGGTGATGTACATGAAACGGCCGACGCCAATAAAGTTGCAGGAAGAATCAAAAAGATTCTACAAGAAGAAATCGCAATGGTAAGTGAGGGGGTATATTAATGTATGCAGTATTTTTTGATTATAATGGTACAACCTTCAGACTTCCTACTAATCCAGAAGAGATAAAATTTACCACTTCACAGGCCAATAGCAAGTATGAAGTATTAAAGCTAGGACAGATTGTGATTCCAACCCATATGGAACTTATGGAGTATAGCTTTGAGTGTGAATTACCTTTGAAGATACAAAGCTATGTATTAAACCAAAATGAATTCAAGACTGCTAATGAGTATTTGGTGCTATTTAGAAAGTGGCGTGAAAAAATGGTTCCTATAAGATTTATGGCGGGTAGAATTAACTCTTCTGACAAACTTATAGGTAATCATATTAATAAGCTGGTGTTAATAGAAGAGTTAACCATAACGGAAAGAGCAGGTGAAGAAGGGGACAAATATGTTTCTTTTAAGCTAAAAGAATACCGTAAATTTGGTAAATACATAGGAAAAGAGATCGATAAAAAAACAGGTAACGAGATAAAAGGAAAAAATCAAGGATCAAATCCTAAGAACACAGGAACTCATGTAGTAGTATCTGGAGATAACCTTTGGAACTTAGCTAAAAAATATTATGGAGATGGCAGCAAATATACTAAAATCTACAATGGTAATAAGGATAAACTCAAAAGCCCTTCACTCATTTATCCTGGCCAGAAGTTGGTGATACCATGATAGAATTTATTGTTAAGGTTGATGACAAAATATATGAAATAAGCGAAATGGTTACTAAAATATCCTTTCGAGACAGCTTAAACGATGGATGCAGCAAACTTGAATTCTCCTATGTCAATAAAGATTTGAACATTAAAAATGGTAGTTTCGTTAGATTTAGTTATAAGGATGTGGGTATCTTTCAAGGCTATGTGTTTAAAGCTAGCAGGGGTAAAGGTATGGAAATTAGCATAACAGCTTATGATCAGTTAAGGTACTGTAAAGCAAAAGATACAGTATATACAAAAGATAAAACGGTCAGTTCCATAACAGAGCAAATGTGTAACTATTTTCATTTAAAAAAGGGTGTAATAGCCAAATCTGAGTATCTATTAACAACAGGTGTTCAGGATGATAAATCTTGGTTGGATATTATTTATTCGGCTATAAGTGATACGCTGCTTCATAAGAAAAAGTGGTATGTACTTAGAGACGAATTTGGAAGTATTACTTTGCGTGAAATAGGTGATTTAGAGCTTAAACTAATTATTGGTGACTCCAGCCTGTGTTATGACTATAAGCATGAGTTATCAATAGATGATGAATTTTATAATCTGATAAAGCTTGTAATAAAAGATGAAGAAACTAAAAGCGCAGAAGTAATAGTTTCTAAAGATGATAAATCCGTATCCACCTATGGTCTCTTACAATACTATAAAGATGTTGATAAAAAGTTTAATACTAGTCAAATAAAAGAAATGGCAGATAACTTACTAAGCCTTTATAACAAAGAAGCAGAAAGTGTAAGTTTTGAATGTATTGGAGACACCAGTATACGAGCTGGGAACAGCTTTCAGGCAATAATCGAGGATATAAATTTAAACCAAAGATTGATTGTAAAAAGTGTTACTCATAATTTTATACCAAATCACACCATGAGTCTGGAGGTAATGGCATGATACAGGAAATTAAAAGGATTGTGGAAAACTACTTAAATAATGCTAAGCTATGTGGAATTTATCTCGGAACTGTGACTGAGGATGGAATTAAAATTAGTGATAAGTTAACCATACCTGAAGAACTGGTAATCGGTAATCTTAAGAAGTCAGTAGTTCCAGGGGATGCAGTTAGGCTTCTTAGAAACCATGGAGGACAACAATTCTACTTATTGGAGGTGATTGAATGATACCTGCTAATAGTTTGCCTGAGAATTTTACAATCAATGAGGAAGTTGAAACCAGTAGAACATATCAGTTATTTAAAGACAAAACACAAGGTTATATAAATAATTTAGAAGCACTGAGACAAGCGATTTATAACGTTCTTGGCACAGAGCAGTATGAATATCCGATTTATTCATTTGATTATGGAATCTCTCTTGAGAATCTAATAGGTAAAGATTTGGCATATATCTCCATCGAGATAGAGAGAAGAATCACAGAGTGTCTAATGGAGGATGAGAGAATTATATCTGTAGACCAGTTTACCTATGATACCTCTGGTGATGAGCTCAGATGTAGTTTTACAGTAAAAACTATATATGGAGAAATCGATGTAGTAAAGGAGGTGAATTATTGATGTTTGAAAATATGACCTATGAAACAATTCTTGACCAAATGCTTGGAAGAGTAACTAATGATGTGGACAAAAGGGAAGGTAGTATTATATATGATGCTCTGGCGCCCTGTGCCTACGAACTGGCTCAGATTTACTTTGATTTAAATCATTTTGTAGACCTGGTATCTGGTGATACTGCAGTGGGGGAATATCTGGATAGGATTGTTACAGATTATGGATTAACTCGTAAAGCTGCAACCAATGCAATTAGAAAAATAACTACTTCAGGACCGGTTGCAATTAATACAAGGTGGGGTATAAATAATACCGTATATGCTATAACCGAAATGGTTGATGTAAATGTATATAAGGCCACTTGTGAACAGCCAGGGAGTGTAGGTAACTATTACGATGGCAAACTTACTAATATAGATAATGTTTCCGGAGTAACTGCAGTATTAGGGGATATTCTGATACCAGGGAATGAGGAAGAGAATGATAATACCTTAAGAGAAAGATTCAGGCAGTACTTAGCAAATCCTGCAAGGAATAGTAATATAGCACAATATAAACAGTGGGCTATGGAATTTTCTGGGGTAGGTAGAGCAAAAATATTTCCACTGTGGAATGGTGGAAACACAATAAAGATTGCTATTACAGACAGTAATTATGGACCTGCAAGTGATACGCTAATAGATGCTTTCCAAGATTATATAGATCCTAGCGCCTCTGGTCTTGGAAACGGTGCGGCACCAATAGGCAGTAAAGTAACAGTCACAGGTGGCGCCAGAAAGAATATTAGTGTAACAGCAAATGTGGTACTTGCAGACGGGTACACAGAGCCTGAGGGTGCGGCCAAAGCGATAACTGAGTATCTAGCGGGTATTACATATGAGAGAAATACCGTAAATTATATGCGAGTGGGCAGTACACTTCTAGAATGTATAAGCATCGTAGATATTAATAATTTGAAGATTAATGCCGGGACAGTTGATGTATTACTAAGTGATGATGAAATACCGGTGTTAAATAATCTAAGTCTGGTGGTGGTATCTTGATAGATTATATGAAATACACCATAGATGGCAAAACTTATGATTTGCTAAAGGCTAGTGATGGGTCTTGGAGCAAAGAAGTGAATGCACCAAAGGTTGCTGGACGATATGACATAACTATAGAAATAAGAGAGAATGGGTTAATTACCTATGTAGATAGTTCAGACCCCAGATATCAGACTTTTCTGGAAGTAATACAAAGTACTGAAAGAGCAGTTCGTTTGCAGAATCTTGTGCCTGATTATATTTCTGCTGTTACAGAATTTAATATCTTGTATAATACTGAAAACACAGAACTAGATAAGCTTTATGCATCAGTAGAAAGAATCAAGTCAGATGCCTTTATTGGAACGGCTTCCAATGATGCTATATCTAGGCGTGAAAAGTTTATTGGTATCAAACCGGAAGGAACTCTTGAACAGAGAAAGAACTACCTTAAATCTCTTAATAGTCGCAGTAATAAATTAAATGAGTTAACGATTAAAAGTATTGCAAATGCCATTGCAGGTTCTGATTGCATTGTAAAATTCTTTAATGCTACTGAAATCAATAATCCTGAAATAGGATTCGGGCTTTTAAGGGTACAAGTCCTAAGTCCCGATGGCAGTAAAGATTATCGTTATGAGGATATTGAGAGAGCTTTGAAACCATTGGTACCAGGGCATTTAAAGTTAGTAGTTATTAAATACTTCTCGCGCTGGAAAGATATATCGGTTAATTTCTCGGATTGGAATGCTGTCAAGTCCTTTAGTAGTTGGGGTACTCTTAAGAATTACATACCTCCAATGTAGGGGAGGATATATGATTAAAATAACTGAGGTTAAAATAGAATCTACTTATACCTGGGGGAGTCAAGCACAGTTAAAAGATTGGAATACGTTAAGACTATGCAATCCAGACTGGAATAGTGTAAAAATGACAGCTGCTATAGGTATGCGGGCAAATGTAGAAGTTACTGTAATAGAAAATACATGGGAACTTCTTAAAGAGCATTAT